AGGAAAGATAGGTATTTCCTTCATTTGTATGGCATAGAGTTAAACCCGTAACGAAAGGAACAAGGTATAGTCTAGTTGCATGGCATCTAGGTAAACCATTTAAATAATATGTATATAAATAATTATTTTTGGACTCCAATATGGAGTGAAGATAAACCAGAGTTTATAAACTCTTTAAATAAAGCTTCAAATAAATATATTCAAGAGGCACGAAAAAGAGATAAAAAAATTATAAAAGCGAACGGAGATTTTGGAACAAGTCATCATTCGACACCATTAACATCAGATAATGATTTTAAAGATTTTAGAGATTATATAGGTCAAAAGTCTTGGGAATTTTTAGACCTTATGGGTTATGATATGACATTATATCAAACGATGTTTAGTGAATTATGGGTTCAAGAATTTTCTAAAAAAGGGGGAGGACATCATTCCGCACATATACATTGGAATCAACATGTATCGGGATTTTATTTTTTAAAATGTAGTGATAAAACTTCTTATCCAATATTTCATGACCCTAAGACAGGAGCAAGATGTACTAAATTAAAAATGAAAGAAAACATGCAACACGGTATTGTAGCAGGTAGTGAACTTATACATTTTAAACCTAAAGTTGGAACTTTAATTCTATTTCCAGGATACCTAGAACATGAATTTTCTGTAGACTTTGGTAAAGAACCCTTTAGATTTATTCATTGGAACATACAAGCTATACCAAAAGAAATGGCAAAACGTGGTTAAAGAAATTAATAATATAATAAGTAAAAAAAATATTAATATGTTATTGACAGCAATTGATGCACAAAAATTTCCTTTTTATTTAGCTAAAGGAAAAAATAAAAATGAACATCCGCAGGTGCCTTTTTTATATCATCAAATTTTAAAAAGACCGGAAGATAAAATTTCTACAGACCTTGTATGGAATACTCCTTATGCTCAACTTTTTTTATCTATATTTCAAGACTTTTGTAAAAAAGTAAAAATAAAAAAGACTCAACTATACAGAGCTTGTTTAAATTTAACTTTTGCTGTGGAAACAAAACAATGTAAACCTCATAGAGATCATGAGTATCCTTATAGACAAGTAATTATATATTTAAATAATGCTGATCCCGAAGCTAAAACAATTATTTTAAATAAAAATAATAAAATAACTAATCAAATTAGCCCTAAAAAAAACAAAGGAGTTATGTTCGATTCTTCATTCCATTACCATATTTTTCCTAAGTTTGGATATAGAATAGTTTTAATATATACTTTTAAATAAATGAGCTTTAAAAAAAATAAATACGTAATTTTAAAAAAAGTTATTTCTCCAGATTTGGCTGCTTTTGTGGCAAATTATTTGCTTATGAAAAAGCAAGTTTTTGACACTTGTGTAAAAGAGAAATATCTTTCTCCTTACGAAACAATACTAGGCCATTATGAACGGAAGGATGAACAAATACCAAACACTTATTGTCATTATGCAGATATAGCCATGGAAACTTTAATGCTGAAACTTCAACCTATTATGGAAAAAAGTACTGATCTCAAGTTATATCCAGCTTATACCTATGCAAGAATTTATAAAAAAGGTGATGAACTTAAAAGACATAAAGACAGATTTAGTTGTGAGATATCCACTACTATAAATCTAGGCGGCGATGATTGGCCTATATATTTAGAACCTGATCCTACAAAAGGCGGCGACAAACCAGGTGTTGGATACGTATCAGAAAATACTAAAGGAATTAAAGTAGATTTAAAACCAGGAGATATGCTGGTTTATCGAGGAATTGAATTAGAACATTGGAGAGAAAAATTTAAAGGTAAAGAATGCGTACAAGCTTTTCTACATTATAACAATCGTAAGACCCCAGGAGCAAAGGATAATATGTTTGACAAACGCCCACATTTAGGTCTTCCTTCTTGGTTTAAACGATGATATAATTCTTTGATGGAGGCACGGCACCACCACATACCCCGTGTCTCCTTCTAAGGATTATATATGTTATTAGGATTTGACGCATTTGCAGCACAACCATTTGCCGCTTCAGGTAATGAAAATAATGTTACTCTTGCGGTTACAGGTAATCAGCTTACAGTTAGTATTGGAGACCCAGGTATTACAGCAGATTCTGTTACAGAAATACCTGATCCAAATCCACTTACTTTAGGTACTGGTACTGTTAGTTTTGCTATTGATGTAGATTTTACAGTTACGGGATCGGCTATTACTTTAGCTACTGGAACTGTTATAGCAACGGGTGGAGCAGATGTATCAGTTAGCGGAAATAATGTTGTAATTTCGTCAGGAACTGTTACAATTACTGCTGACGCAAATGTTGAGCCTAGTGGCATAGATTTAACCGCTGCTACAGGAACAGCACAAGCGATAACATGGAGTGAAATAGTCCCAGGTGTTAGCATGACTTGGGTAGAAATAGACCCAGGAGTATAAAATTATGGCATCGACGTATTCAACAGACACAAAATTAGAACTTATTACAACCGGTGAAAAAGCTGGTCAATGGGGCGGTATTACCAATACTAACCTACAAATTTTAGAACAAGTAGCATCAGGGGTTTTAGATGTAGATATGGCATCGGGAGATGTCACTTTAGCTTTGACAGATGGAGCTACTTCTAATGGAAAAAATCAATATTTAAGACTTCATGGGACTTTAACAGCAAATAGAACCATAACGATGCCTTCAGGATCAGACCGAGTCTGGATTATGAAGGACGATACGTCAAGAAATACTACTAATAATTATACTCTAGGAGTATTAACAGCGAGTGGTACCACTAAAAAAATACCTATTGGAGCTACAGTTTTATGTAAATCTAATGGGACTCAAACATTAATAACTATTCTTGAAAAAGGTGGTGTTGGAATAAATAATACATACACTCCTTTTGCAGCAGTAGCTGGAGATCAAATTTTTTGTGATACTTCTTCAAATGTAATTACAGTAACTTTACCTTCTTCCCCTTCAACTGGTGATGAAGTAACCATCATTGATTCCAGAGGAAATTTTAATTCTAACAACGTAACTATTGATAGAAATGGTTCTCCTATTATGAGTGCTACAAGTAACGATGCTTTAGATGTCAATGGACAATCGGTTACATTAATCTATATAGATGGAACTAGAGGTTGGGCGTATAAGTCTAATACCGAAGTATTCCCAGCATAAGGAGCATAAAAGATGGCTCTTTTTGAAATGAAATTTCAACCGGGTGTCAATAAACAAGACACCGGCGTCGGCGCCACAGACCGATGGGTTGATTCCGATAATGTAAGATGGAGATATGGACTTGCTGAAAAAGTAGGTGGATGGTCTTCTTTACTTACCGACACTATGCATGGTGTAGCTAGAAAACAACTAGCTTTTACAGATTTAGAAGGAAATAGATACGTTGGAATAGGTACTGATAAATTTTTATTAGTTTATTTTGAAGGGGCACTTTATGATATTACTCCTTGGAGAACTAATTCTTCAGGAGCTCAAATTACTTTTGGAGCTTCTACTATAACTACTAACAGTACGTCTCCAGGTACATCAATTACTATTACTACAGGATCAGATCACGGTTTAGAAGTAGGAGATATTGTTGCTTTAGAATCTGTTACTATGCCTACTGGTTCAGGTATAAATAAAAACAATATTGAATATACCAGTACTGATAGACAAGTTTGTCAAGTTATAACAGCACCAAGTAATACTACATTTACTATTACATCTCCCACAGCTGAGACTGCAGGAGGCGGTTCTGATTTAACTTCAGGAAGTGCCTGTATAGTATCTCCTTATCAAAGAGTAGGACCTGCGGAACAATCTTATGGTTATGGATTTGGAATTGGAGACTATGGTGGAACAGTTACTGGAGTGGTAGATGATACATTAGACGGAGCATTAAACGCTGACACTGCTGGTACTGGTGGATCTGGTACAGCGGTTACAGTAGACTCTACTACAGGTTTTCCTTCAACAGGAACTATTGCAGTTGGAACAGTTCCCACTGCTGAGTTAATTACTTATACTGCAACTAATGCTACAAATTTTCAAAACATTACTAGAGGAGCTTTAGGAACAGCAACTCCAGGAACTTCAAATGGACAAGCTCATTCTGATGGAACTGCTCTTCAAAATGCAACTAAATGGACTAACTGGGGTGATGCAGTTAATGCAACAACAGTTACTCTAGAACCAGGACTGTGGTCTTTAAGTAATTGGGGACAAGTTTTAGTTGGAACAGTTGCTAATGGAAAAACCTATACATGGAATTCAGGAGTAAGTGGAGATACAAAATTTACTACACGTGCTTCTATGAACACAACAAGTTATGTAACTGCTATTAGTAGTGGGGACGGAAATCCAACAGCTACTAGATTTACTTTAATATCTCCAACTACCAGACACTTAGTTCACTTTGGAACTGAAACAACTTTAGGAGATTCAAGCACTCAAGACGATATGTTTTTGCGTTTTTCAGATGTCAATGCTCTTAATACTTTTGCACCAGAGGCAGATAACAGTGCAGGAGATCAAAGACTTCAAGATGGAACAAAATTAATGGGAGCCATTGTTGCTAAAGAAAACATTCTAGTTTGGACCGACAATGCTCTTTATACTATGAAATATGTAGGTTCTCCTTATACTTTTGAATTCGAACAGGTAGGAACTAACTGTGGATTAGTAGGTCAAAATGCATGTTGTGAAATAGATGGTGTTGCTTATTGGTTAAGTAATAATGGTTTCTTTTCTTTTGATGGTACCGTTAACTCTTTACCTTGTGTAGTGGAAGATTATGTATTTGATGACTTTGCAACTACCAAAGGTCAACAAGTATGTGCAGGAATTAATAATCTATTTACAGAAGTAGTTTGGTATTACCCAGGAACAGACTCTTCTTATAATGACAAATATGTAGTATTTAATTATGGAGAATCAGGCAGACAACCTGGAGGTATTTGGTACACAGGAGTAAATACTTATTCTATTAGAACTAGCTTTATTGATGCAACCGTTTATCCTAAACCTTATGCTACTCAATTCAATAGCTCATCTGCTGGTACTTTTCCAGATGTAGTAGGAGCTACAGGATTAGGTCAAAGTGTTTATTTTGAGCATGAAGTAGGAACCGATCAATTAAATCCTGATGGTACCACAACTACTCTTACTTCTTATGCAACTTCATTTGATTTTCCTATTAACACGCAACAAGGAACTGGAGAATATTTCCTAGCTATGAGAAGATTTTTACCAGACTTTAAAACTTTAACTGGTACAGCTAAAGTAACTGTAGGAGTTAAGAATTATCCTTCTCAATCAATGACTAATAGTACCTATAGTCCCTTTAGTGTGATCTCAAGTTCTACTAAATTTGATACAAGAGCAAGAGGAAGATATGCTAATATTAAAATTGAAAATGAAAGCTCTGGTGAAAACTGGAGATATGGAACGTTTCAAGTAGATGTCCAAGCGGATGGGAGAAGATAATGACAAAAATAGTGGTAAGATTACCAGAACCTAAAAGAGAATATAGTGAGGATAATCAAAGACAAATTAACAGAACAATTTCTTCTTTAATCCAGCAACTTAATTCAACATATCAACAACCTGAAAAGGATGATCAAGAAAGGTTTAATTTCTTTCTAAGCTAATGGCAAATATATATAAAAATATTCAAGCAAAAATAACATCAGCAGGGTCTTACGATGACATGTATGAAGCACCTACTGAGACTACTTCTTTA